AGAAGCCCGTGCGGCAGCCGAGCGCCTTGCCATTGATCTGCCGTTCGATGTGCTGAGCGACAATCCGCAGGTGCGCAGTGCTGTGGGCTTGACCCGCGCACTGGTCGCAGGCGAGGCAGAGGCGGCATGGGAGGGCACTGTGCGCCAGGCCATCCAGCGTGCTGATGAGATTTCGCAGCAGTTCGATGCCAACTTCATTGCTGGCAGGCCAGCCCCTGGCGCGACCTCGCAGAAGATCGTGGAAAACCTGCAGCAGACTCGGCAAACGCTGAAGTCTGACGCCAAGGCTATCTACGACCGGATCGACGAGATGGTGCCAAAAAGCGCACCAGTTGAGCTGAACAACCTCAGAACGTACCTCGACGATCTGCGCACCAATCTGGGCGCTGCAGGGCGCATGACTGCGCAGGAATCCAATCTGGCCAAAATGCTGGAGAAGGGCGAGCTGACATACTTCGGCCTCAAGCGCGAGAAGGATTTGGTTGGCCAGGCAATTGGTGGCCTCAAGTCACCATACGACAACATGGCAGCCGGTGACCTCAAGCGCCTCTATGCGGCCTTGGCACAGGACCAACTGGACAGCGTGGCCTCGCTGGCCGGTGAGGAGGCTCGGCGCGAGTTGCGTGCAGCCAACCTTCTGACGGCCAAGCAAAAGGCACTAGAAAAGCGCATCGTCGGTGCCTTCGGCCAAGAGATTGATGGCAGCGTGGCTCAGCGCATGCAGACAGCCATCAGCACGGCAGCAAAGGGCGATGCCGCTGCCTTCAACCGGCTGATGAAGGTCGTGCCAGATGAGTTGCAGAAGGAGACGCTGGCCACGGCGTTGGCGTCTGTCACTGCAGGCAAGGCGGCAGGCCGTGCGGCGGCAGGAGCTGCCGAGACCGTGTTCAGCCCTGCTGAGTTCACCAAAGTCTATCGCGGCCTGCGTGCCAACCCGCCAGTCTACTCGCAGATGGTCAAGATCATGGGGCCAGAGTGGGACCGTGCCTCGCGTGATCTCTACGAGATTTCGAGGCGCATCGCAGACGCACAGGCTCGTATTCCGACCACCGGCAAGGCCAACCAGATACTTGGCGAGGCTGCAGTCGAGGGATTGATGGGCAAGGTTATGTCCAGCAGCCTGGCGCAGCGTGCCGCCACTGGAGTTGCCAGCATGGTCCCTGGCGGTGGACTGGTGGCACCAGACATCGTTGGTTTTATGGCTGGAGCCAAGGGCGCAGGCGTGCAGAAGGCGGCCAAGCTGTTTGCCTCTCCAGAGTTCCAAGAGCTGGCCGTCCAGTCTGCCACCAAAGGTGGCAATCCGAGCCAGGCGGCCATCCGTCGCACGGCCATGAGCAAGGCGTTTGGGGATTTCGCAAGAGAGGCAAACCTGCCACAATCTCTGGACGCACGAATTCAGTACCTGCAGAACGCAATTCAATCAGGACGACAATTCGACCAGGAGAACCAGTAATGTCAGCACTCTCAATCCAGCCAAGCTATCCGATCTTTACTGATACCGATGGGAAGCCTTTAGAGGATGGTTATATCTGGATTGGAACGGCCAACCTTGACCCACAGGGCAATCCGATCAATGTCTATTGGGATTCTGCTTTAACCCAATTGGCTGGACAGCCTATCCGTACCTCTGGCGGCTATCCAGTAAATAGCGGCACACCTGCTCGACTGTATGTTAACAGCGACTACAGCATTCGTGTCATGAACAAAAACGGCAGCATGGTTTACAGTGCACCGGCTGCCACCGAGCGCTACAGCGGTGTGGTCATCAATGGCGTCAATGCGCAGAACGTGGTCTATGACCCGCCATTCACTGGTGGGATGCAGACCAACGTCGAGGCAGAACTCTCCAACACGATCTACGTCACCGACTTCGGTGCGTTTAAGGATGGCACCAATCCTTCCGCCACGACTGCTGCCATTCAGGCGGCCATCGATTACGCCAAGGCGAGCTCAAATGTCCACTGCATTGAGTTCCCGACCGGTAATTACGCAGTCAACGCACCAATCGAAATCAAAGGTGGTTTCGGTGATGGGCTGACAATCAAAGGCAACAAGTCCACCGTTACAGGATCACACAACGGTGCGGTGTTTGATCTGAATGGCTCATTGCCATCGCCTGCACCCGAATACCGACTGAACGTCTTGATCCAAGACTTCACTGTAGTTGGATCAGGCAAAGCCAATACCGGCTCTCGTTGTATTCAAATTGTAAATGGCGCAAACGTACAAGTTAATAACTGCCTCCTGCGTAACGCATACAAAGGTCTGTTTGGGTTTGGCGCGTTGATTTGTAATTTCATCCAACTAAACATCCGCGACAATGAGACTGGTGTTGAGTTTTTGGACACGGCGTCTTTTTCTCCCAACGACATTCATTTTGTCAACTGCCAGATCATTGTCAACACAATAGCTGTCCGGGCGATCAACTTTGATTACGGCTCGTGGAACTTCTACGGGTGCGAGATTGAAGGCAACAACATCCCATCAGGAAATGCAACCGACGGAGTTCGGGTGTGTGAGTTCTTTAACGCTGGAGAGGTGAACTTCATCGGGTGCCACTTTGAAGCAAATCCAGGTCAATATAACCTGTTCTACGACAGTCCAAATGGTCGACACCTGAATATCATCGGCTGCAAGATGATTCCTGGCGACACCACTGGCAGCGTGATCTATATCGACAACGGTGAGTTGTTCCTTACAGGTACACATGCCGCACAAAACGTTGGCGGCAACATTGTGCTGACAGCCAACACTATAAATGCCTTGATCGTTGGCAACACGGCAGGCACCGTAACTGGTGTGCTCTCCAAGTTGACCCGCATCCGCAATGGCCAGATAAACGTAGCCAATGCTGCTGTTGGCACGTCTGCCGCTGGCGTCTCGTCCAAGGGTTCCGCTGGAGTTGCCTACGCTATTGAAGGCAACATCCAATTCAACAATTCGTCAGGTACCAGGATTGGACTTGCTAATGCCTCTGGCTCTTCATACGAAGTTGCCGGCCCTTACACCATTGACAACACTACCGGGTCGGTGCTGGTATCTCGTGTCGCTGGCGTTGGTTTTGGGCCTGGGACAGATAACACCCAGTCCCTTGGTGAAGCACCATTGCGCTGGTCGCAGGTTTATGCCGGTAACGGCACTATCAACACGTCCGATGAACGTGCCAAGCAACAGATTGAGGCCATCCCTCAGGTTTGGTTAGATGCCTGGGGCGATGTTGATTACATGCGCTTCAAGTTCAACGACGCGGTACAGCAAAAGGGAAATGCTGCGCGTTGGCATGTCGGTCTAATTGCTCAACGTGTCAAGGAAGCATTTGAAGCGCGCGGAATTGACCCGTTTGCCATCGGCCTGCTGTGCTTTGACCAGTGGGACGACATCGAGGTCGAAAAGCAAGTGCAAGACGAAAATGGCAATCTTGTGTTTGATGAGAAGACTGGTGAGCCAGTGATGCAAAAGCAGATCATCAGGGCGGCTGGTGATCAGTACGGAATTCGATACGAGCAAGCACTCGCTCTTGAGTGCGCGTATCTGCGCAGCAAACTGAATGGAGGTGTGTGATGCTTAAGACAGTCGGATTCCCATCAACTCGCACAGGCGATCAAACAATCGTCGGAGGAAATCTTGTCATTGGCACTGCTGGAAAAGGCATCGACTTCTCAGCCGATCCAGGTGCGCCTGGAATGACGAGTGAATTGCTCGATGATTATGAAGAAGGCACATTCACTGCAACATATCAAACAACTGGTGCGGCTCCAACGATTACATATTTAGCCCAAGCGGGTAGGTATACAAAAATCGGGCGGGTTGTTCACTTCACAATTGAAATGACAACGCTTGCAATATCAGGTGGATCAGGAACCCTGAGTATCAGCGGCTTGCCATTCACAATTGCAGAAAGATACAGTTGCAACGCATATGCGTCTTACTGGTACAACTGGACAACAGCAGCCCCAATTACAGGACTTGGATTTGTTGGTGCAACAAGTATGGATTTGTACTCCGACAATCCGACCACGAGCGCCCTTGTGCCTATCGCCAACCTGACAAATGGTGGTGTTTATCTGTACTTGAGTGGCAGTTATCTGACTTGAAACCTGAAAGGAAACGAAAATGTCTCTTGAAAAACAAATCATTGTGGATCGTGTTGAAGTGGTCGAGAATGGCTCAGTCCAAGTTCGCACTGCTACACGCATCGTCGAAGATGGAAAAACCATCAGCGAGACTTTCCACCGTCATGTCGTTGCACCTGGCGACGACTACAGCGGCGAGGATGCCCGTGTGCAAGCCATCTGTGCGGCAACGCACACGCCTGAAGTGATCGCGGCATACAAAGCAGCAAGCGCTGCACGAGGAGTCTGACATGGCCACAAATAGCCAAATCGCATTCAACCCTCAAGGCGAAACCGTCGTCGTTGCGGCTGCTGTTGCACCTCCGCTTGGCGTGCAGGCTCCTGTCTATCAGAAGTTCTCGGACCATGTGGCAGGCCAGATGCGCATTGTCAACGCCAGCGCCAACATCGTTCACTTGGGCTATGGTGCAACTGCAGCCGAGGCTCAAGCCAATGCTGTGGCGGCCGTTGCAGGCAATCCTGCACCTAGCATCCCGCTGGTGGCTGGCGCTGTTGAAATCCTGCGATTCTCCGCCGGATTGTTTTTCTCTGGGGCGGCTTCTGGCGCATCAACTGTCTATATGACACCTGGTGAGGGAATCTGATCTAAAGATCAGATCCATAAATTCGCAATTGACGTCAAGGACTCGAATGGAAACGCAATTCATCTTCAACATTGCAGTCAGCGTCGCAGGCTTTTTTGGCGGCTGGATTCTTAGCAACATTTACAGGGCCATTGAGAGATTGGACTCTGATGTCCGATCAATGCCGACTCGATATGTCCGTCGGGATGACTACCGTGATGATATGAATGAAGTGAAATCCCTTCTGAGCAAGATCAGTGATAAGTTAGACCACAAAGTGGATAAATCATAATGCTCACCCTCATCAGCACAATCTTCTCGTTTCTTGCCGGTGGCATCCCCAAGTTCTTGGAGTTTCTACAGGATCGAGGCGACAAGAGACAAGAGATTGAGCTTTTGAGGATGCAGATTGAGAGAGAGCTGGAGCTGAGAAAAATCGGCTTTGATGCCGAGGCCAAGCTAGAGGAAATCAGAAGCCTCCAGCTTGAGATGGAAACGACGCATCGGGAGCTTCAGACTAGGATTGGCGCTCAGTCTGACGAGATGAAAAGCATCTATCGCCACGACGTTGACATTGGCGATGGTGCAAGCCAATGGGTTATCAATCTGCGAGCGTCCGTCCGGCCCGTAGTCACATACGGGTTTTTTATTTTGCTGGTGCTGATTGACTTCGGAATCTTCTTCTACGGGCTTTCGGTCGGAGCAAGTTTCATTGATGTTGCATCGCAACTCTGGGACGAGAACACTCAGGCTTTGTTCGCCTCGGTGATCGCTTTCCACTTTGGTGGTCGTGCTTTTGGCAAGCGATGAAGATCTCTCAAGCCGGCATCACATTGATTAAGAACTTTGAGGGTGTCCGCTACAGGCCTTACTTGTGCCCCGCTAAGGTCTGGACGGTTGGCGTAGGACATGTTCTGTATCCTCGGCAAATACGGATGCCGATGGAGCGTCGCGTCGGTATAAGTCTTCTAGCGTCAGATCGAAGAACCTTCACCGAGGATGAAATCAATGCACTGCTTGCAACTGATCTTAAGTTTTTCGAGTCTGGCGTTCATCGACTGTGCGGAGGAAGCCTCACGCAGTTTCAGTTTGACGCTCTGGTTAGCTTCGCTTTCAACTGTGGCTTGGGCACTCTCCAACGATCCACGTTGAGGCGCAAAGTTTTGCGCAAAGACTATATCGGTGCAGCCGATGAGTTCTTAAAATTTTGCCGAGCAGGTGGGAGAGTCCTGCCCGGCTTGCAGCGTCGGAGGATTGCCGAACGTGCTCTATTCTTAAAACAGGTAAAAGATCCCGAACAAGAATAGCGCAGTCATCAGAACCAACAGGCAGTTGGCAATGAAGGACATGACACCCTCCATCTTCTGAGAGTAGTCGTAGATATCAATCAAACAGTCGCAATCGCGGCCTTGGTTGCAGTTTCCATCACACATCGTCCTCTCCTTTTAGTCGTTGTACTACTAGGGTTGAATAACCTGCTATGTCATGCCAACTGTCGATGTAGTCGGGGTCGCCATTGATAATCCTGGCGATCTTGTGACAGATCATTTCTAATGCTTCTTGCTGATCCGGTGCAAGAACCTTGCCTCTGTGACGCAGATGCATAGAGATCATTAGCTTTAGATCTTGCGAGACCGTTGCGTGACCGGAGAACTTTCCGTATCGATCACCACGCTCTGTCAAAGTATTCTCAATACTCATTTTGGCTCCGTTGTCTGGCGGGGGCGCCGAACTCATTCGGGCTTACCTGACTACGACCCCCAAAACTTTAGTATTTCATGTTGTCGAAGATGCCCTGAGCAACTTTGTGCAGGCACTTATTGCGCATGTTCATCACGAACCGACCCAATTCCTCGTAAGTCATCTTCTTGTCTTCAAGATCCCGGCAGGCCTTGAGGATGTCGTTTTCCTCGTCAAACATCTCCTCCAACTCGTCACTATCAAGAGCGTCGGCAACCGCCAGTTCCCAAGCCTTGTCATCGGCTTCAAGTTTCTGGAAGTAACGGTTCAAATCAGCATCAACAGAACAAAACATTTTGAGTCCTCAGGTTGTTTGTTAAGACAGAAGAATGTTATCTGAGTCACTCTTGGGTGTCAATGTGTTCAAGGATGAACTCACCAATCTGTTGTTTTGCGTCCTCGCAGCCCTTGGCCACCAGGCAGTGATACTGGTGCCCCTCGAGGTAATCAATCCAGCTTTTTTGATCTTCGCTCAAGACACCGCCCTTTTCGCGTTTCATCTCCACCCAAACGCCCCAGGCTGGAATGCAAAGATCCGGGACACCTCGACAGACGCCTTCTGCCTTTAGCTTGGCGGCTGTGGTGATAGAGCGTTGGCCGCCGTTCGGGATAGCAAAGATGCGAGTGGCCGGGAAGCTCTGACGGAACCACTTCACAAAATCGCGTTGTTCTTCGTGTTCTGTTCTCATTTGTCGTCCTCAAACTTGTCATCAAGTGCTCTCTGGACACCCTCAAGACGCATTTTTATATCCACCAGCTCATAAAGAGTCTGTCTGTATGCCTCCCAGGCTTTCTCTGCTCTTTGTCTTTCAGCCTCGAGCAATCGCTCAAGCCTTTCAAATTTGAGTTGTTCGTTCTTGGTCAAAAGGGCACCTCCTCGAACCAGCTCGGGCACTGATCCAATGACTCGGCGAAATCTTTGGGAACCGTTTCATCGAACATGGTGCAATAACTGTTGTCTGAGTAGTGATCGCATGTGTAGCAGCACTTGGGCGGGTATGGGCGCTCTTTGACCTTCTCTCGGTACAGTCTGACAACTTCAGGCTCTATCATCGTCTCTCCATTCTCTGTTGATCACTCGGAAAAACTTCCCCTCTTTTCTGTACTCCACGACTGTTGGCGCTTTTGCGCTGTTCATCGCCTTGACTGCTTCTTCCAGATCATCTGCTGATTGCAAGTCGGCCCTGGATCGCCTAGCCATCGTCAGTAGCGTCTGAATCGCTTTCTGACCGGCATATCCTTCATGCATGACTGCGATGTACTCTGTGACCGGAGCATCGCTTAGAGCCCCGTAATACGTCACTGCTAACATTTGTTTACCTGAGGCCTTGCTTGTGTGCTTTCGCCAGATCCAAGACCTTACGGACATCTTCGTGCCCTCGATGCCCATGATATCGTCACTGTGCAAGAGCAGCGGCTTTTTTTCTGGCTCAGGAAACGGCGTACCACACGCGGGACATCGCCTGGCAGAAATCGGGCACAGCTCATGGCAGGTTTCACAAACCTTCACCGGAGCCTCGCCATTGCCAGACCCTGATTTCTTCGGAGGCTGGACGGCTGTGATTGGCCCATGCGTTGACACCACGCCTGCGAAGTCCAGCACCAAGCAATGATCGGTGTGACTCTTTGGGCGCATCCCTCGTCCTGCCATCTGTACATAAAGGCTCGGGCTCATCGTCGGCCGGAGCATCGCCACCAGATCAATATCGGGGTAATCAAAGCCAGTCGTTAACACATTCGCGTTAGTCAATGCCCTGATCTCGCCACCTTTGTAGAGCGTCAAAATGCGTTCACGCTCCGCTTTTGGCGTATCCCCTGTCACGCATTCCGCAACGATCCCAAAGCCTCGTAGAACGTCACGCACATCCTGTGCATGTTGAACACCGGCACAAAAGAACAACCAAGCCTTCCGATCTCCAGCCCGTTGGATGACTTCAGAGACGATCGCCCGGTTCTGTGGATCGGTGTTGACGGCGGCTTGCAGCTCGCTCTCAATGTACTCTCCGCCACGCTTCTTCACGCCTGAGACATCTAACCTAGAGTCCGTCACTTTTGACCGGAGGGGCGCAAGAAACTTCCTGCGCACCAGTTCATCAATGGACACAGGCTCAATCAGGTCTGAGAAGATAGCCGGTTCGTCCGTAATCAGGCCATGCCCCAAACGCCACGGGGTAGCCGTCAGACCAATCACTCTCATGTCCGGGTTGATCTGCTTCAGGTCGGACAATAACGTTCTGTAGCCGCCTTCGTCTTTGTGTCCGACTAGGTGACACTCATCAATGATGCAGAGATCCACATGCCCAATCAGCTCGGCTTTGCTGCGGATTGACTGGATGCCGGCAAAAGTTATAGGCTCGCCCAGTTGCCTGCGGCCAATGCTAGCGCTATAAATACCCATTGGCGCACCCGTCCAATGGAGTCTCATTTTCTCCGCGTTTTGCTCAATCAGCTCCTTCACATGAGTGAGCATCAGAACACGGGTTTCAGGCCAGTTCTGCAAAGCATCCTTGCACAGTGCCGCCACGATGTGACTCTTGCCCGATCCTGTTGGAAGAACCAGGCAAGGGTTGCCTTCATTGCCGCGTCTGAACCATTCGTAAAGCTGGTCGATGGCGCGCTGTTGGTAGTCACGGAGCATTTAGCAGCCTCCATGCTGTTGCTGCCACTGCTGGAACTTGACCGTTTCCAATGGCTTTAAGTCTGTCCACCCTTCCGGCCACCCCATAAGCCACTCGACCCATGGTGGGTTCAGACTTCCACCAATTTGCTCCGATAGAGGTCTGGAATTCCTCTCCATTGTTGCCTGGCTGGCTTTCCCGCTTTTCCAGTCTCTGGCTGTTGGGGTTGCACACTTGAATACAGCCGTTGCCAGACCATCCCCGCTTGTCTTGCTGGCTCCCTTCCGGTTGTAATTTCCGCATACTGTTGGAGTTGGCCACAAGCCAGAATCTATCCCGTTGATGCGGTGCTCCAACGTCGGCAGCTCCCAGCACTGTCCATTTACAGTCATACCCGAGCGAGGCCAAATCACCAAGGACTCGCCCAAGTCCTCTAGTAATGATGGCTGGGCTGTTTTCCACGAAGACGAAACGGGGTCGAACATCGCCAATGATCCGCGCCATGTGTGACCACATTCCCGAGCGTTTTCCGTCAATGCCTGCTCCTTTCCCGGCAACACTGATGTCTTGGCATGGAAACCCGCCAGATACAACGTCAACGATTCCTTTCCACGGCTTTCCGTCAAAGGTTTGAACGTCATCCCAGATCGGGAAAGGCGGGAGAAGCCCGTCATTTTGTCGCTGGACAAGAACGCTTGCGGGGTAGGGCTCCCATTCGACGGCACAGACTGTTCTCCATCCGAGCAGTTTTCCCCCGAGAATTCCTCCACCAGCACCCGCGAAAAGAGCCAACTCATTCATGCACCCTCCGGAAACATCATCTCCAAAGCATCGGTAACTGCCTTTTGAATGTGCGGCCAGTTATCCCTATCAATCCAAGCCCGGATCTCAATGCTGGCGATATCCTCACCTACCATCTCCATGGTGAAAACGGCAATGTGATCATCGTCAAAAGCATCAATCTTTGGCGGTATTAGTTTGATGTTCATGCTGCCATTTCCTGTGTTTGCTGTGCCTTCGGTTTCCGCTCGCACAATTTAGAGTCCCCTGCAATCATCTGAATCACCTTCATTTGCTGTTTCTTCTGTCGGTGCCGTCTCTGTTTGTCAACAGAACTTAGCTTCTGTTTCTTGGCGTCGGGCTTGTTTCCAAGGGCATAGATTCTTATCTGGTCAGTTCCTCTGACATCCTTCTCCCAAGCCTTGATGTACAACACACCTGCCCGATACATCTCCCGGGTATAGGTCAGAACAGTGACGTAGTGAAGACCTGATTCTTCTGCAAGTTCCTTGCAAGAATAGATCCCTTCAGACAAGAACTTGATTAGCTGGGCCAGAGACATGGCATTGACCCGGCAATAGTTCCTACCCTTATTCTTCGGAGTTACAGGGTTGTAATTAGTCACGGCGGCGTTCTCCGATCTCTCTAGCTGCCTGCTCCAACACCTTCAGGCTCATCGTTCGTTGATAGTTCATTCCAGATTCAAACCCGGCTGAGAATGCATCAGCTCGTACTAGACCTGCAAACTTAATGAGCCTCGGAAGATCCAGCTCAATCATGAATCCACACTCCCAAGCCAGTTGTTGCAGATGTTCTGTGGTTTGTTCTTTCATTCTTGGCTCCCTATCCCGTGTGCTCGCTCAATGGCGCGGGCGAATTCAAAGTGGCTGTTTGGTAAGCCATCCTCGTCAATCGCAAGCGCGTCAATCTCCTCATCCGTCAGCGGCTGGCGCTGGGGTGGGGATGTGTAAAGGGGTATGCGATCCATTTTCGTTTCGTAATGGTTGAGCAGTCTGATGTTTCCTCTAGCATCTCTGTATCCATACGCCACCGGCTCCGGTTCAGGCTCCGCTAGTGCTATGAGTAAAGCGGCTTGTGCCATCAGCACTGTTTGACGATCTTCTGAACGCGGCGTAGTAGCTACGCGAAGAGCCTCAAGCGCCATCTCTGCTGCTGATCGTAGTGTTGTCATACCTTCCCCCAAATCCCATGCGCCTGTTCCACTGATATAACAAAATCCCTCACATCGTCGTAATTCCAAGTTTTTGGCCAATCAAGCTCATGAATCTGAGGATCAGTCAGCGGTTTCATTTCGCGCCTAAGCTCAAACATGGCGCCACAATCAACGCATGTCCACATCGGTACCGGCTTGCCATTCAGCTCTGACCATGACCTTATCGCTCTGTGTGTACAGTTCATTCCTTATCCTTCAGAAGTTCCTCACTAGACACCACCCCGGGCCCAGGTTCACCGTTCACCACCTCGCGCCCGTCCACCAAATAGATTGCTCTCCAGCCGTTACCGTCGCTTCCTTTCAGCTTCCACGGCACTAGATCCGGGTGAACAACGTGCGACGAACACCCTGTTCTTTGCCAATCCTCAGGGATGTCGTTACCCCATTTTGCACACCCCCAGTGACCAGAGACGCTAGCCGTTGAATGTGCGCATGTCCTACAGTTCACTTCCCTAGTCTTCTTGGTTTTGTGGCAAAACTCGTGCGCTGCACAAAACTTGCACTCCCACCACGTTGGGTCACTGCTCAACGGCTCTGGCATCCGGTCTGCTTGCGCAATTCGTCTGCCCTTATCCACCAGCTTCTCAGCTGCCTGATTGTCATAGTGTAGCCGTTCAGTGTAGATCCTGTCATCGTCTTTGCAGATCGCGTAATACAACGCTCGATGAATGCCCAAGCCATGCATATAAACCTGCATTTGGGCCCAGTGCATAGGCTTTGACTGCTGGACACCCTTGGCGCATAAATCGTTGAAGCTTTTTAGTGAATGCGTCTTCATCTCCACTACGTGTTTGGCCTTCGGTGCGCCTGGCAGACCAGACTCAATGATTGCATCCACCGATCCAGACACATGCGAGCCAAAATCAACCCGTACCTGCTCGCCCTTGGTGTCTCGAAACTGCACACCGATCCGGCATAGGTCCCCGACAATCCTGGCTTCTTCGTCCTGGCCACGGCGGAATAGCCGCAGGATCCGACCGGGGAACTTTTCTATCACCGCCCACCTGAAAGACAGCCAAAGCCAACGATCACACTTATGGCCAAGCATTGAGGCCCCTAAATGCCCTCGTGGCGGCTCCTGGGTGTCTTGGTAAGCCTGGTCAATAGCTTCAACAATTGGATTTGGGATAGACACCTGTGCCATAATTGCTTTGTCTCCTTTCGCAGTTGGGTGTAACTCGTGAAAGTTAAGCCCCCTTGACTCACATCTCGGGGGCTTTTTCTTTTACTTCTTAGCCCACGGAGGAGCAGCTTTAGAAGGGCTTGGAGCAGACGCCAGCGCAGGCATGGGCAACCCGCCGCCCTGAGGCATTGAGCCACCTTCAGCAGCCCTAAACCCTTTGATCTCGTTACCTTCACCGTAACGCTCGTCGTCTCGAACTGCAATCTTGATCTGGCACGTCTTGCCAATCAAAACATCCGTGTCAACAACCTGGCTGATTCCGGTGGCTCGCATCAAGTAGCCCAACTGCTCACGCCCGACTTCTTCAGCCTTAGGGTTCTGATTGCGAATGTTGATGTTTGTCCAGCAGGTACGCCCCTGGTGAGTCGGGCCGCTGATCGTAAACATACAGGCGATCATCTCGCCGGTTCCGGACTTTGTCATGCGAAGCTCAGACTTTGAGATTGTGGCCGTGTACCAGCCAGCAGGAATCAGTCCGTAAGACTTTTCAGTGATTGGAATGCTGTTGAGTTCGATTGGTTGGTTGAGTAGTGCCATGGTTCAGTCCTTTCTAGTGATGGCATAGCTTGGCCTTGCGGCCTTGGTCGTGATTGCGTCGAGTAGAGGGCCTGTGATGTCAGTGTGCGCAGCCTTCCATGCGGGCAGGTTGATCTCAGGCTTCCACCGAAACAAGCTCCCGAGGTGTTCTGTTAGTCCAGCTTCCTCGGCAAGTGCTTGCAGTTTATCAGCATCTACCTTGCGGTCAATTCGTCCCGTGACTTTTAGTTTGTAAAAACCGATGTCGTGGGTCTTTTGCTGATCCAAGTCTTTCGGCAGGTTCAAAAGTTCTGTGATTTCGTCTTCAATCTCCCTTCTACGAGTCTTAATTTGTTCCTCGGCAGCTTTAATCTGCTCCCACTCTTCGGCTAGTTGTTCAATCGTCTTCATAGTTATCCTTTTAATCGAAGCTCACGGATCTAATTCTGTGGGCCAGCTCGTGCGCCACAGCAGCCGCAGTGAAAGGGGCAGTGATGCAATAGTCGTCACAGACTCTCGCGCATCTTTCCTGCACAGTCCTAGCGACCCCCCCGGCAAATGTTAGGGCTAGACTGTCCCAGCATTCGCCAGCATGTTTGTGCCGAGTGTTGTTCCACAGTTCAAGGATCTCGTGAGCGTTCATAGTTAACTCTCAATTTTTCGGATGATCGCCCCTAAGTCGGGGGCTTCCCACATCTCAAGCTTTCCGGATCTATCTTTAGCAACCCATAGTCCATCAGAGTCACACATCAGTGCCCGTTGTGTCTCGCCTTCAGCATTCTTCTCAACTCTTAGCGCCAGCACTTCATCGAAAAAGTAGGGTAGGCTTTGTCCGGTTTTATTGCCCGGCATTGATGGGGAGTAGAGTATCCGGCCCATTTCGTCTTGGTTCTTTTCTAGCTTTGCAGACATGTAAACGTGCTTGCCTGGCACATCACGGAATGCCCGGATGATGTCAGCCATTTGCTCTTGCATCGCACCGTAAGCCTGTCGAGGATCTTTGCTAGATTTCTTCTCAGCGGACAACACGACCTCCGCAATTTCACTAATACTATCTAGCGCAACGCTTTCAAAGTGGGTAGCTTCCGCAGACTTCGTTAGCCACTCCCAAGCCTCCCACAAAGCAGCCATCGTGCCTATCTCAATAAAAGGCACGTCAGCGTCTGCAATCGACAGCAGACCGCCCTCAGCCGACAACACTACAGGCGTCGGCAAGCTTGGTATCAGGGTCGTCTTACCGGCCCCGGCTTGACCGTAGACCAGAAGTTTTACGCCAGATGCCGCGAGTGATTTGGTGGTTTTGAGATTTATAGCCATGTTGTTTCATTAAAAAGGCGCCGGTGGCGCAGGTGGTAGGGGTTCCTGACGGAACGGTGAGGGAGGTGGTTTTGGAAGCGGGTTCCCTTTGTACGTCGGGAACGGCCAGTTCGGTGGAGGGGTTTCCATGTGATGGGGGCTAGGCCCCCCTCCTTTATTTTGAGGTGGTCTTGACCGAGTAGACCGCTGTGGTCTTGGTGTGGGCGGCAATCACATCAGCCCCAATGCCTTGGGCAGCACAGAGAGCCTTCCAGTCGGTGACCGACCGATTCGACTCCACAACCGTGGAACGGAACAACACGCCATCATGCACTCCGCCAGCTTCACGCATCAAAGCTTTGATAGCGTCGGCTTGCTTGGTAAGCACATCAATCTCAGCCAACAGTTGGCCCAGTTGATCGGCTTGGGTCAGCATCAGATCATTGTTTTTCATCTCGTTCTCTTTGTTCGTCGAACCGTCGGCCTATTCCGTTCGTTCGATGTGTTCAATTTAACAGGGCACTGTTGCCCCGTCAATAGTCAAAACTCAATCTCGTTGTTTTTACAGTGGATATAGAGCTTAGCCATTTCCACTGCCTCATCCATATCGTCGCACGTACAAATCAAATTTGCTTTTGTTGGATAGTCTGACGACCACAGAACAATGTAATCATTCACGTTAGAAGCCCAAACTTCGTAATAGTTGTCTTCTGTCAGGAGTTGCATGGTTTCCCTTTCGTTGTCTGCACTTTCGGCTAGTCCGTTCGTGCAGTATTGACAATGTAGCCCGACTCACTACACAATGTCAATACCACAACAACGAAAGGGGAAAAAGATGTTGAATCTTGATCAGGTCCGGGCTGCCTTGGCAGACCGGCGCATCTCAACGGTGGCAGCAGCAACCGGCCTACATGCAAATACGCTGCACAGGATCAAAAAAGGTGAGATCCTTAACCCGTCGTCACGCACTCTGACGATTTTGTCCGACTACATCACAAAACAGACAATGATCAATCCAATATAAATGGCCGATCTCACCCGCGTGCTGGGGGGGCCTTGGTCTCCCCCGGTAGATGTGGGCCCTGCACCGTTGCCAGTCGAGGTGCAGTTCAAAAACGCAGTAGCCGAGTCGGGTTTAGACGTTCCCGACCAAATAATTATTGATGGGAGGATTCACAGATTCAGAAGCGGAAACAGCCGCAAGACACTTGATAGATCGGGTTGGTACGTAGCTTACGGAGAAGGCATTCCGAGCATCACGTTCGGATGCTGGCGAGCTAACTTCACCCAGACAGTCAAAGCCGACATTGGGAAGAAAAGGTGGACACCGGCCCAAGAAATGGCCCACGTGGCCCGTGTCAATGCGGCCAAAAAGTTGCGCGATGCAGAGATAGAGCGCGATCGTTCTGTGGCCGCTAGCACAGTCGAGACCATCTGGAGCGAGGGCGTCCAGGCAAGTCCGGACCATCCGTACCTCAAACGCAAAGGCATCCAGCCACACGGCGCCAAAATCACCGGCGACGGTAGGCTCATGGTGCCTCTTTTCAGCGAGGACGGGGAGCTATCCAGCCTTCAATACATAGACAGCGAGGGCGGCAAGCTTTACCACTCCGGCGGACAAACGGGCGGCCAATTCTGGCTCATCGGTCTAGTCGATAGCCCCGGAACGCTTTACTTGGCCGAAGGCTTCGCCACAGCCGCAACAATCCATGAGGTAAGCGGTCGCCCCTGTGTCGTTGCGTACAGTGCCTCGAATCTGATCCCCGTCACCGGCTCGCTTCTTGAGCTCTACCCAGACCAGAAGATTGTGATTGTGGCAGATCACGATAAAAGTGGAGTCGGTCAGCGCCATGCCGAGCAGGCTTGTGCCAAGTATGGTGTGAGCTACGTTATGCCCTCGGTCGAGGGGGATGCCAACGATTACCACCAGGCTGGGCATAACCTCTCATTGCTTCTGAACCCTCCTCAAGAGTCTTGGCTTATCCCCGCCGATGACTATTGCCAGAAGCCTGCGCCGATCAAATGGCTCATCAAAGGCTGGTTGCAGTCCGACGCTCTTATCATGATCCATGGTCCTAGCGGCGGCGGTAAAACGTTCGTAGTCCTGGATTGGTGCCTACGTCTAGCCAGCGGAATGCAAGAGTGGGCAGGCAATCGAGTCAAGCCCGCAAGAATAGTTTATCTGGCAGGCGAAGGCCATCACGGTCTGAGGGCTCGGATAGCAGCCTGGAAACAGCATCATCAAGCCAGCAGCTTACAGATGTGGCTCAGCCGCTCGGGGTGCGACCTGAACACCCCAGAAGGCTATCTGTCTACCTCAACTCACCTGAAACAACTTCCCGAGCCCCCCGACCTAATCGTCATTGACACCCTGCACCGATTCCTATCCGGCGATGAAAACAGCGCTCAGGACGCTAAAACGATGCTAGACGCCTGCGGCCAGCTCATGCGCGAGTTCAATTGCTCAGTCCTGCTAGTGCATCACACCGGGGTCAGCGAAGAAGCCCAGCATCGCGCTCGGGGGTCATCAGCATGGAGAGGAGCCCTCGACATTGAGGTAAGCATCATTCCCGCAAAAGACGAAGCTCCGATGCAGATCGTCCAGCGCAAAGCTAAGGACTCAGAAATAGCACCAGACATATACGCCCAGCTTCGCACCGTGGAGATCAACGGATGGATCGACGAGGACGATGAACAGGTCACCAGCGCCATTATTGAAATAGTCAATAAACCAATATCCGATAAAGGGGTTAATAAATTAACCAAACATATAAGATTATTTCAGAATGCTTGGGAAGTGGCAGGAAAAGAAACCCGAGCCGGTCAGCCGTATTTGAGCCGGTCGGGGCTTATCCAATATCTGATGGATACCCTTGAATTGACCGAAGCATCAGCTTCGATCTACGTCCGACCGTCGTCCAAGGGGAAGCCAATCGGGGAGCTTTTGATCTCCCAGGTCATCGACTCGTACGAGCATGGGTGGATCGTTTTGGACACCGTTCAGGCATCTGCCATGCTTTTGAGGGCATAAAAGTGGGGTAAAAAGTAGCGCAACAAAACGCAACTGTTGCGCAACTTTTTTTTAGTTGCGTTTGTGACAAGACTAACATTTTAGCGCAACGCAACGCAACTACTACCCTTTAGGGTAGTTGCGTTGTTGCGCTATGTTTGTGGGGCTGTTGCGTTGCATGGAAAATTTGATGAGGTGATGATGAAAAAGACATTGGTTGAGGTTGGTGGTGGTGAGGTGGGTGCGGGCTGGTGGGATGGCCTTCCTGGCCACATTGACCCGGATCGAGTGCCAGCCTTAACGGATGTGGTGGAAATAAAAGAAAAGCCCGCACGCGGCGGGCTGGATGGGGAGGATGGTGGACCTTATTATTTACCGTTAATAATGGCGTTATAACGGTCAATTAAACGCCATGCCTTGACGACAGCAACTTGGTCGATGGTGGCGCAACCACCGGCGCTTCTGACCAAGTCCTCAAGGACTTGAATGGTCTCTGTATATTTAGGCATTCCTTCTGAATCTAATTGATTATCTATTTGTGGAATCATAATATCCCCGAATATTGAGAATCTATAACCGCAAGATGGACAACCAAGTCTGCGACGGGTGCAGGCTTTTTTCTGGCTCCAGCGGGTCTCTAGGACCCTTGCTGGGGCTTCACACTTCGGACAGATCATCTGTAGAACTCCTGGATGATTTGATGCTCAGGAACTTTGAAATACAGTGCTGTCAAGAGTACAGCAGCCTTGAAACCACAGCCATCATTCAAGAGGGACAACAGGTGGGCAACTCGAGTCTGTTTCATGATAGGAATCGATTAGAAGCGCCTAGGAGCGTTTTTTTGTGGTGTCTGCTACCTAGACATGTATCGACCAAAAAAAACGGCTCTTAAGCCGTTTTTAGAAGTAGATCCCGAAGACCACGCCGAAGGTGGCTCCGAGGACGATTGCAAAGGCTACATCGGCGAGGATCTGGCGGTGGGTGCGTTTCATGAGTTTTCCCAGAGAGCTTCATCAAACTGTGCAACTGCTTCTTTCTTTGTCTTGCCGAATGCTTTGCCCGAGTGAACCCCGTCGATCCAACGCGTGGCGATCCAGCCTTTGAGGCCGTTGAAAGATGCTTTCTGAAATGTGTACTTGATCATGATGTTCCTTTGGTTGCTGCGCCTTCCGTCCATTCGTGTCGCGCAGTGATGTAAATGTAGCGTATGTCTAGCGTCTGTGTCAACACTTTTTTCACAGCAGAGTGTGAGAATTATTGACTAGCACAGATCGTTGATACAATCAAGATTGCGCCACTACAGAGGCAGATGATGAACCCGGCAGACAACCATCAAACATTGTCGATAGACAAGCTCATTCCGTACGCGAAAAACTCTCGCACGCACTCAGATGCTCAGGTCGCTCAGATCGCAGCAAGCATTCAGGAGTGGGGATTCACTACACCCATTCTTATCGACGATCAACATTCGGTCATCGCAGGTCACGGAAGACTAGCAGCAGCTCGCAAGCTGGGGCTGAAAGAAGTTCCAGTGATCGTTGCTACAGGCTGGACAGATGCACAAAAGCGGGCCTACGTCATCGCAGACAACAAGCTGGCGCTGAACGCAGGCTGGGACAACGAGCTGCTTGCTCTCGAGCTGGGAGAGCTGGGTGATCTTGGGTTTGATTTGGACTTGGTGGGGTTTACCGATGAGGAGATCGCGGCGCTGATGCCGGTGGAGATTGAGCCTGGCCTGACGGACCCAGACGATGCGCCTGCAGTTCAGGAAAACTCAATCACAGTTCCCGGTGACGTTTGGATCATGGGAAAGCACCGCCTGCTGTGCGGCGACTCAACCAGTGTCAGCGATCTGGAAAAGCTCACCGATGGCCAACTGGTTGACATGTGGCTGACCGATCCACCTTACAACGTTGCTTACGAGGGTAAAACTAAAGATGCCCTGAAGATTCAAAACGACGCAATGGAGGATGACAAGTTTAGGCAGTTCTTGCGAGATGCTTACGTTTCAGCCGACACAGTCATGAAGCCTGGCGCGGTCTTCTACATCTGGCACGCGGACCTGGAAGGCTACAACTTCCGAGGCGCTGCCAAAGACGCTGGCTGGACTGTGCGGCAGTGTTTGATCTGGAAGAAGTCCTCGATGGTCATGGGCCGCCAGGATTACCACTGGAAGCACGAACCCTGCTTGTACGGCTGGAAGGAAGGCGCTGGCCACCTCTGGGCCACCGACCGGAAGCAGACCACCATCTTGGAGTTTGAAAAGCCAACCCGCAACGATTACCACCCCACTCAGAAGCCGGTCGAGCTTCCAGAGCGCGCCATCAACAACAGCAGCAAAAATGGCCAGATTGTTCTGGACCTATTCGGCGGCAGTGGCAGCACCCTGATCGCCTG